CGAACACTGCCTCACGCTTGTTGGGCGGGCGTGGAGGCTTCTGCCCGGCAGCTTTTCGAGCTAGCTTTCCAGCTTTGGATTTCTGTTTCTGCCATGCACGCCTCTCTGCTTTGGTGTACTTGTGGGTCTTTGCCTTCTGCTGAGATTGAGGTGCGGTTCCGGAATGCTTCTCCGCGTCTGAGAAAAAAGCTGCCCAGTACTGCTCCATCTTCTTATCGGCCTCTCGGACATCAGCGGCTTCGACTTTAGCGATGGCCTTCTTAGCCTCGTCTACGGTGAGCTTGATTGGTGTAGCGGGTAGACTAGGCACAGGGGCACCCGGCACGGGGACGGGAGCGGCAGGTGTGGGAGGAAGAAACGGTGGCGGTACTCCGGGTAAGTCAGTCACGTACTGGTGGTCCAAATGATCCACCTCTTGTCCGGCGTAGTCCAAGTATTGAGACGGGTTGATGTAATGTTTCGCGTCCCTACAGGCGCAAAGCCATTCATCCACGATGCCCAAATTGAAAGCGGCCGTAATTCGTGCGGCCTCCGCATCCATATGTTCGTCGTGCTGATAATATGGCACGTCGAGCTCCACAACCTTGGCGGCCCAGTATGAGTACTCTGGCACACTAGTGCCGTCCTCGACTAGCGGCAACAGAACCTGACAAATCTCCTGGATCAACGGAGTGGACGGATCCGTGGCGAGAAAGCCCATGACCTTGTTCCGCACGTGCTCCTTCCACTCTAAACCCGGCCGACTAGCCAAATGCCACTTGCGCAAGGCCCTCTCGACATCAGTCACCGAACTGGCAAGTCCGTCAGCCTCGACGATGCGCCAGTACCTTCCCAGGAAATTGAACCTAGTTTTTGGGAAAAGCTCCTCTTTGAGATCGAATCCACAGGTCTTCGCTCTGTTCCTAAATGCGTGGAGCCATACGGCAGCCTTGTCCCCAGCTTGTATGGGCAGGTCAGCTGGGTCAAACAATCCGTCATCTCCTCCAACCATCGCATGTTCTAGGATAAAATAATGGGCTTCCTCAACGGTGAACCCAAAATCGAGGATGAGTGTGAGCATGATCAGATTCCTCATACTTGTGGAGTTGAGACTGGCCGTCATAGAGTGACCGGTGCCATTCATCCCATCAACTTTGGCTTTACGACGGAAAATTCCATCAGCTTGAAGGCCAAAGATGACGAGCTTGCTAGTTCTCAACTCGTCAAACGTGGGCTGGACCAATTTCCAAACAGGTTCGGATACCATAGCTTGTAACATTTCGCCAGTGCAACGCCACCAATTGGTGGTGTGGCTAGCATCAAATGCCGAGGCGTCGGTTCCAGTGATCACGTCGCTATTGGCGAACTTCAAGAAAAGCTGCTCGGACAGTTCACGAGGATTGCAGGAGAACGCGTAAGAAGTGCCTAACGTTTCAGCTAGCATGGTATTGATGAAACCCAACACAAATTGTTGCCATGTGGGATTATGTTTGTCGACGACGACTCTCACCTTCGGCTCCGGGTTCGCTTTAACGCCTTCAGCTTTGAAGAACACTTTGTCGGTGTCTTGGATGTCTCTACCAGTGGTGAGGTTGGCTACGAGTCGAGCTGTCTTCTTTGAGGAGGTCTTGTACCTCTCCATGAGCTCTTCGACCGACATATACCGCCATGGTGAGACAAGTTTAGAGTAAAACTCACCTATCTCTCTAAACATGGGGGCATACTGCAACAACTCCGAGGAATGCAACACGGCGTCTCGATTTGGTCCTTCGAGTCGATGTTCGACGCAGACAGCTGCCGCGTGTTCGTTCAGTTGAACGGCCACGTCATGAATTGTTACCAAGGGACTGACCCAGCTGTCGTCAAGAGCGACCCCATAGGAACTTGCCTTATTTGCCGGCATCGCGTCGACATGGCGGATGGGACCGGAAAAAGCAGGGGTAATGTTACTCGCCACCCGCTTCTCGGGCTCCTGATTGAACAGAATAACTGACAACTTGGCTGCGAGCATCCGTCGGTGAGTACCCTGGACTAGATCATCTGATCTAGGACGTTGTTGGTCGAGCCAGGTACTGATGGTAGTAGCGTCGCAACGACTCGCACAATTGATCGCGGTCGCTGAGTATTCCGAAAGGCGAATGTAATCCGTAGTGGGGTCATTCTCCCAGGCCAATTGATAAAAGGCTCCGTCAACGGCCTTCTCAAGAAGGGAATAGACGACTTGGCCACTCCTCTCATGAG